AGTGTGAAGAACCACGCACAGGAACTGAGAGATCATAATGAAAAAAGTCACTTGGAAAACAGAAAAACGGAAGATCGACGACCTCAAGGCCGCGGATTATAACCCGCGTAAGATGACTGAGGAGGAGGAGAGAAACCTCGCCGACAGTATCGATGAGTTCGGATCGGTCATACCGGTAGTAGTAAACGTTGGAAAACGTGACAATGTGATCATCGGTGGCCACCAACGCACAAGTATCTACAAGAAGCGAGGTGTAGAAGAGGTTGACGTAATGGTGCCGAGCAGAGAACTCACCAAAGCAGAAGAGAAGCGACTCAATCTACGTCTGAATAAGAACACAGGATCGTGGGACTTCGACAAACTGAAAGGAATGGACATAGGTTTACTTCTCGATGTTGGTTTCGGAGACGATGAACTCCAACACTTCTTCGATGACGTGGACATGATAGACGATGACTTCGATGCGGGTGGGGCGGCGCTCGAAATAGAGAATCCAGAGACAGAACTTGGAGACGTGATCGAACTCGGAAATCATAGACTGATGTGCGGTAACCCTGCAGACAGTGTGGACGTGGACACCCTCATGAAAACGGGGGAGATTAAAGCAGACATGCTTCACATCACGCCACCAAAAAAACTCGACGAGACATTCCTGGAAGCACTCGAAGAGGTAAAAACAAAGGAGGGGAAGTATGCTGCCTTCCTGGAAATGATACTCGAGAACGCACTCGCAGTGTCGCGGCCAAACGCACACGTCTTCATGTGGACAGACGACGCACAGATCTGGTTGGTGCAATCCCTCTTCCGGGAGAAGAAGATAACACCACGACGAGTGTGCATGTGGCTACAAAAAGACATGAAGATCACTGCAAACGTGGCCTTCAATAAAGCATACGAACCATGTGTATATGGTACAAAAGGGAAGAAGCCGTACCTAAACACAAGCATCAAAAATCTCTCCGGAGTCCTTAATAAGGAGGTTAACTCCGGCAACCAGATGATCAATGACATCATCGATGCACTGACCTTGTGGCCAGACAGGAAGGAACAGTACGAAAAAGGAAAGCCAGTGACACTCATGGAGCGACCAATCAAACGATGCACCGCTCCCGGGCAAACCATCCTCGACCTATTCGGAGGGACAGGGGAGATGATCATCGCGGCAGAGCAGACCGGTAGAAACGTTTGTATGATGCAGACAGATCCGGCAATGTGTGATGCGATCGTAAAGCGATGGGAAGAGTTTACTAACAATAAAGCAAAACGCATATGATGGACTTACCAAAGTCACTTATAGTGTGGGACCTTGAGACGACAGGACTGGATCCAAAGACGTCAGAGATCATCGAGATAGGTGCCATGCGTGTAGAGAACGGAGATATTGTGGACCGAAAGGCGTGGCTACTAAACCACGACATAGAGATTAGTGATACAACCACTGAACTCACTGGAATCACAAAAGAGATGATCGACAAAGATGGTGTGGATCCGGATGAAGCGCTCGCAGAATTCATGGGAATGCTCACGCCAGGGACACCACACCTCACACACAATGGTATACGATTCGATATACCATTCCTCACACACCACCTCGAAAAGAGATTCAAGTCAAATAGATCTGCAGAAGAGATCGAGCGCGAACTGAACAAGTACGCAATCGATAGCGCAGTAATCGTAAAGGCGAAGAAGCTCGACATGGAGTGGAAGTGGGGCGAGACATTCAAAGAGTACGCAGACCGCGTCATGAGAGTGATCGCAAAGGGTGTGAAGTACAACGTGGGAATCTGTTGTGAAGAGATGGGAATAAGCATGGAGGGGCTCACCCAACACCGTGCCCTATCAGATGTCGAACTCACATACAGAATTTATCAGGAAGCGGCCTGGCCAAGAATGTACGTAGTACCGGCAGACAGTGTGCAGATAGAAAACATACAGGTGGTGCCAGGCGAGATTGTAAGAGTGAAATAGGTATGAACACATATGGCAAGAATGCTCAATGATGGTGCAACAGAGACAGAAGTTTATAACGAGATGCATGATCAATTAACAGATCAACAGTTCCGAGAGAGACTGGAGAAAGCAAAAGAACTCGTATGAAAGATAAACTAAAACAGATCATTGAGAATCCAGTGGACAGAGTTATCTGTGTAGACATGGATGGAACCATATGTCACGGAGAATTCTGGGGAGAAGGAGAGCCAGAGCCAGTCAAGGAAATGGTCGATAAGATTACAGAATGGTACCACAAAGGTGCACACATCATAATCTACACCGCAAGACAGCCAAAGTACTTCACTCTCACACAGGCGTGGCTCATGAAGCATGGGGTACACTTCCATGGTATAGCGATGATGATGAAGCCAGGTGCCGATCTGTACATAGATGACAAGGCGCTTAATGTAGAAGACGTATGAAGATAAAACCAGGAACAATCTGGAAACTGGGAGATCACATACTTGGGTGTGGATCATCACTCGATCACACCTTCGTGGAAAAGGTGGCGAAGCATACAGATAGGATCCGGATGATTCTAACTGATCCGCCATATGGTGTTGCGTATGTAGAGGGGAAAGCAGACTTCGCTAAACTTGCTGCAGAGAAAGATAATGGTGGTGCCCGGGCGATCGTGGGAGATCAACTGCAGACAGAAGAAGAGTACGAAGCATTCACAAAGGACTGGCTTAGTGCAATCACTCCACACCTCGAAAGTTACAACACCGCGTACATCTTCAATAGCGACCTCATGTACTGCGCCCTTCGAAGGGGGATGATCGCGGCAGGACTGTACTACAGTCAGCAACTCATCTGGGTAAAGAACAGTGTGGTAGTAGGACGAAAGGACTATCTGCCACAGCATGAGGTAATCGCATACGGATGGTTCGGCCGACATAAGATGGAGCGGCCAAAAGCAAAGAGCGTACTATTCTATCCGAAACCAAGTCGCTCAAAACTTCATCCGACCATGAAGCCGATAGGGCTTCTCCGGATGATCCTTCCAAACAACACGAAGACAGGAGAGTGGGTGTACGATCCGTACGGAGGGAGTGGATCCACGCTCATAGCGTGCGAGCACATGCAACGTCGATGCATGATGATCGAACTCGACCCACAATACTGTGCGACAATCATCGCGCGGTGGGAGAAATTAACAGGAGGTAAAGCAAAACAAGTATGATTCTACAAGGACGATTCAGGAAGAAGCCTGTGGTAATACGTGCAATCATGTGGACTGGAGACAATCTTGACATGGTGGCTCAGTACCATCCAAAAGGTAAATTTACCAAGAAAGGCTCAAATCTGCTTATAAAAACTCTGGAAGGAGAGATGCAGGCTTCACCAGAAGACTGGATCATTGAAGGAGTGAAGGGTGAGGTGTACTCTTGTCGAGGGGACATCTTTACTAAGACGTACGAACCTTTAAACTAAAATGAAAGACAAAAGTATATTCTTCGGCCGAGCACATCCGGACTCACCAGTAGGTAGGATGATAAAGCATGGCCACCATGGATCAATCTTCCTCTATAAAGGAAAAGAAGACATACCAAGCGACAGAAAATGTAAGGACTGTGGTGCAACATCAGGATCCTACGAAGCAGGAAAGGTATGTCCAGGAGCAGAGATGATCCACATCGATGTCTTCCGCAGAGAGGTAAACGTACTGGTAGAACAATTCGGAAACACAAAGAGTGGAAAGAAGATCAAGAAGAAGGTCAATCGCATGTACAAACGAGATGTGCGGCGGATGACACGCATGGAGGTCGATGAACGTCTGAAGAGAATGAACGATCTTGTGAAGGACAAGCCGAAGCACATGCCAGAGTGGCTGTGGAGACGCATCAAGAATCTCGTATTATCAAGTGATACAATTGAAGTATAGTTATGAAAGCACTGCAAATAGACCATCAAAGACTCGCTGACCAGGCTGCACGACAAAGGGTACGTGAACGTAGCAGAAACATCGTGAGAGGCCGCACAGCACGCAGAGAGGCCATGAAAGGGTACCTCGCAGGCCTACACAGCGTAAGCCCAAAAAGAATCGTTCTTATGGACACTGTGGAGAGACTGGAGAGCGGAAAAGGATTGTACGTTGTAAAGCACAAGAACAAGAAGAACGAAACCTTCTATCTGAAATAAACCATGCACTACAAACGACGACGCAAACATTCAAAAATGAGATGCGGAATCTGCGCAGGACAGCGTCGTAGGTTTGGTGCAGGGAATCAAAAGATGAGGGCGAGACTCAAAGCAATGGAGCGTGACAGTGAATGAGTCTCGGGGAGCCCGGCAGTCTGCGAGACAGACGGGGTCCCCGGGGTTTATCGACCGGCTCCGGTACAATGTACATTGTAGTTTTAAGGAGAGAAGAGCAGGTAACTCTCCTTGCGGGACTGGGGGAATGCATTCCCCCTATCTGGTTGGATCGTCTAACAGGCAGGACACCCGGCGTTGTGGCCACATCGGAACTGGGCAATATGGGTTCAAATCCCATTCCAACCTTCTGTAACGCGAAAGCGTACAGCATTAGAAGAATAAGACCATAGGCCTATGGCAAAGAAAGATGACACAATTATCGTAGACGCGGCGCTTCTCAAGAAGCACCCACGCATTGCCGAGAAGGGATGGAAGGAAGGGCAGAAGATGCCACGAACCATCCTTGAAGAAGACGAGGCAATCACTGAAGCGAACAAGAAGTAGTCCATCTGCCACGAGTAGACAGGACGTACGGAATCGTCACACAGGCGATTCCAGATGTGCGGTGACCCAAAGGTAGGGTTGGCCCTTAGCGGGGACAAGGTATCGGGTTCGACTCCCGGTCCGCACTCCATGAAAAGACAAAAAGAAATGAAAAACCGAGTAGAGAAATACATTACATTCCAGGAGATTCCACCACTGGCAAAGACACGAAGGTGGTACGTACTCGACCGGGCAAAGAAACCATTCGCCCTCATCAAATGGTACGGAGGGTGGAGAAAGTATGTCTGCTGCTTCCAGGGAGACTCATACTGTGATAGTGATTGCTTGCAACTGATCCAGGAGTTCCTTGAAAAAGTGAATAAACATCACAGAGCGCAGAAGAAAGGTGTACAATAAAAACAGAAAGGAGAAGCACCATGACTGAGTGTAGATACTGCCACCACGATCTCCCGGAAGAGATCGATCCACAAGTAGGAAAGTTTTGTGATCACTCGTGCAAAGTAAGGTTCGTAATGGTCGGACCAAAGCCAGTGCACAAGAAGGAGCAACTGAATGGCAAATGCCACGAAGAAACTGGAACTCAAGGTACGCATCAGTAGAACACTGAACGTGTGCCTGGGAGGGAAGAGCAATCAAATGCTATCGTCCAGGCTTCATGAGAAACAGCATTGGGCACGACACATAGTCAACGTATTGTTCTTAGACCTCAACCACTGCAGAAGAGCCCATCTATGGGAGGTGTGGTTTGAAAGAGACAGGCGCCAGTAATATGCTGACGCCTTTATTCATACCCAACACTTCCACATAGAGGACAAACTCTGTTACAATATAACGGTATGGCAAAAAAGGATAACCGGACTGCAAAAGTGTCCGGCCCTGGCAAAGCCACCTCTAAAGGTAACAAAGCCGGAGCCGGAGCAACGCAGAAACGACCAACAGAAAAAGAGCGTCTATCAAAGCGCATAAAAGAAGCCGGAGGCAACCCGGAAGGATTAACATTAAGACAGTTGCGACGCGAATTGACGCGAATCAAATCGGAGGGTGCGAGTGTGCCTGATTTACGTACAGAGAACAAGGGAACACCTTCATTATCAAAGGATCCAAAAGTCACAGAGATGAAAGAAGAACATCTCATGGAAGAAGTGACGGTCACAACACTGAACCGGGAAACTGGAACGGTTAAGAGCGTGAAGAAGACACGCTTCCGAGCAATACTCGACATGCTTTCACATGAGGCGCTGACATCTAAAAACGTATCGGCGGCTAAAGAATACATGGATCGAACCATCGGCAAGTCCCGACAAGAGGTAGAACACTCTGGAGAGATTAAGGTCGAAGAACAGCGTCTACCAACCAAGGCGGAGAGGGCGGCCGCAAAGGCATACCTTCAATCACTCCGCGAAGGAGATTAAGGAAATGACGGAAGAAGAATTGGAATTACGAGGAGAAGACCTCATCGCGGCAAGCACACTCGTATGGATAAACGAGAAGGAAATTCGCAATGAGAAAGGGCGACCCATTCTCGTAGGAAAGGACAGTCCTCACTTCTTCCTCGAAGACCTCTATGAAGACGAGAGTGACGAGATAGCGGTACAGAAACCTTCACAGATTGGAGTCTCAACGTGGGCAATACTCACAGAGATACATGATGGAAGGTATCATGGCATCAACCAGATCCACACGCTCCCGGCCGGAAAGGACGTGCAACAGTTCGTCCCGTCAAAGGTAAATGAGATCATCAACAACAATGCGTGTATCCGGGGAGGGATGAGCAAGAAGAACGTGGACGCGGTAACACAGAAGCAGTTCGGAAAAGGATTCCTCTATTACAAAGGAACCAAAGGAGAGTCAGACACACTCATGCTCTCATCAGATAGAAACTGGTACGATGAGGTAGATGCATCAGATCAGGGAAGGCTTGCAGACTATGAATCACGTCTCGAGAGTGAGGCATCAATGAAGCAGAAGCGGTACATATCGACACCGACGATGCCCGGGTACGGAATTAACCTACACTTCGAAGAGAGTGATCAGAAGCATTGGCGCTTCAACTGTTCACACTGTGGCCACAGACAGCACATGGTGTGGCCAGACAATATTGATATGGAGAAGAAGCGCTATATCTGTAGCAAGTGTACCGGGACGATTACACAGAAAGATATCCGGGAAGGAGCATGGGAAGCAAGGTTCCCGAGCAGAACTCCTGATCCAAAGACAGGGAAAGGAGGAGTAAGTGGGTATCAACTCACACAGATGATCGCACCGTGGATCACACCGGCCGACATGGTCAAAGCCTATAAAGATGCAGAGGTGGGAAGGAATGAGATGACGATGGAGTACTTCTACAACCATAAACTCGGACTCCCATACGTAAATGCATCCTCACAAATCCCAGACTCACTCATCCTACAGAACCTCGTAATGCGAGAGGCGGTGGAAGTGAACAGTGTGATGGGAGTGGACGTGCAACTTCACGAACTCTACGCAATCCTCGGGAATGAAGAGGGCGTCTATGGAATCCTACGCATCAGAGATGAACAAGAATTCATAGAGACAAATGGAAAGGAGGGGAAGAGTAAGTGGGACCGATGGGCAGAACTCATGGACATCTACGACGTACGATACTGTGTCATCGATGGAGGCTTCACACCAAACGAAGTGATGACGGCCGCACTCAAGTTCCCCGGGAGAGTCTGGGTCAACTGGTATAAAGAGGATCCAAAGAAAGCAAAGATCATACGATGGGCAGATGAATCATTCACTGGGAAAGGACCAGACACAGAAGAGGAGGAGATCAAAGTGCTCACAGATAGAAACCGGGCACTCGATATGCTTCTGCAGATACTCAAGAATGGAGACATACGATTCCTCTACCGAAAGGATGATGAGGCAGTCAAAATGCTCATCAAGCACGTGCGAACGACATACGCGCGCATAGTGACAGACAGACTCGGAGCAGAGAAGCGTGAATGGGTGTCAACCGGAAAGGATGATCTTCTGCATGCAATGGTGTACTTCATGATAGGGATGGAGCGGAAAAAGAAGAACGAAGCAGAGTAGCACTATACACACTTGACTCTATGCAGAGGGGTTGTAATGCATGTTATACTTAAATCAAATGGATAAATCGGAAATAGAAATACGGCCAGAGGCTCAACTTCCTGACGCTTCAGATCTCGACATTCGAAAAACCGAACAAGAGAGTGATGAGAAAAGAGAGGAGGCACTGGTGCAACTATGGACAAAACGATTCAAGCAATCGGAGAACTTTCGTCGTCCATACATCGAGAAAAACCTTCGAATGTACAAACTCTATCGGGCATACCGAGAGGCAGTGAACTATGCATACGGAACTTCACTCATGCCACCAACGGGCTTCGAAATCATCGAGACAATCAAGCCACGCCTGGCATCAGCAAAGATTAAGGTAAACATCTACCCTACAAAACAGGAAGACCTCGACAACCCATCCATCGACAAATGGGATGATCTCGTAGCGTACAACCTCGAGGCAATGGAGTTCGATGACAAGAAGATCGACTGGATCAATGCAATGCTTCTATACGGAAACGGAATCCTTCAAATCATGTGGGACGGAGATAAGGCGTACATCGAAGTGGTGGACAACTTCCTATTCTATCCAGATCCAAAAGCAGGAAAGCGTCTCAAGAACTCACGATGGGAAATCAAACAATCCTTCAAGTCAAAGGCGGTGCTCGAGAAAGAGGAGAAGAAGCGTGGAGATGACGCACTCTACATGGTGGGAGAGAAGAAGTTTATTGATACAGACGGATGGAAGAAGATAGATGATGAACAGCCAAAGGCAGATGACCCTCGAAGAGAGCGGTACCAAATCAACACGCTCAAGATGGCGCAGATTGATAGTGGGCGTGGAGGTAACACACAGACCACAAACGAAGGGCAGAGCAGGACACCGGATAAAGATGTTGGAGAACGTTATGTAGAAATCTGGGAGTGCTTCGATCACGTGGAAGGAAAACTACAAGTGATCATGAACCGGAAGAGTGTCGCCCGGGATGAAGACAATCCATATGCTGCTATCAATGGTGGCCAGGTATTCATCGACCTACCGGACATCACACTTGCATGGGAGTACTACGGAATGGGACACCTCGAACCAGTAGAGACAACCATCCATGAAATTGCAGACTCACGAAACCAAGCGATGGACGACATCGTGTTCTCACTCGATCCTATCCGTAAAGTAAAGAAAGGAAAGGGATACAAGACATCGGACCTCAAGCATTCACCTGGAGCCGTGTGGTATCTGAACAGTGCTGATGACGTTGTAATTGAGAAGCCGCCAGAGGTATCGCGTGCATGGGTAGAGAAGGACAACATCCTACGACGAGAGATTCAGACTTCACTTGCACTCAACGAATACACGTCAGGACTTCCAAAAGGAAACCAGGAGCCAGCCTCAAAGGTGGAACTCCTTCTCATGCAGACGAACATTCGATTCAGTCTCACTGTACGACAGATGGAGATCGCAATGACAGAACTCGTCAACTCGATCATTCAGATGAACCAGGAGTGGCTCGAAGAAGACATGGCATTCCGTATCCTCGGAAAAGACTTCAAGTTCGCAGACTTCGCACAGTCAGACAAACAGGTAGAGGTAGATGCAACAGTGGACATTGAGCCTGTCAAGGAAAAGAGTCCGGAACAGGAAAGTAAAGAGGTGCTCGAACTCTACAAGATGTTCGTAACAGACGATAAGCCAGAAGGAGCAGATCCGGACAGCGAAGAGGTGTTACAATGGAAGCGGAAGAAAGCAACACTTCAACGTCTCATTGTTCGCAAACTTGGATACGAGGAGTACGAAGACATCCTTGCGCCAGAGATCAAAGAAGTGAAAGAGAAGTCCAAGAAGGGTCCAGAAGTATCACCGGATGGGAAGCGTCCGCAGGAAGCAAACATAAGAATCCCGTCAGGACCTCCAGGCGGCTTAACGGGAGCAAACCCGGTGCCTGAAGAGATCAGAGCAAACATGCCGGGACCAGAACAGATCCTACCGATGGAAGGTGCAGAAGAGGCACTCGTGCCACAGAACACCACACCGCAGACAGCGCCACGGCAAGGATTCCTTCAGGCTCTTCTCGAAAGAGTCCGACAGGGTAAATTAGTCAGTTAACATTATCAATATGCAAAAGAAAAACCCAGAGTTCGCACAGGCAAAAGGATCAATGGGAGGATACAATCTTCCATTCCTCGTGCTAAAGGACGCGCATGCGCGATACTATTATGAGGACCTTGCGACAGCAGATCCGACAGACATCGTACTCAACACCGACACAGGGTTCGTACGAGTGTCAGCAATTGGTGGAGGTGTGCTCATGCGATCAAGTGCAAATGTAAGTAGTGACCAGGCAGTAGCCGCAAGCGTCACACTCACACTCACAGGTGCGATCGTACCTGGAGTGCATGCAGAAAGCATCATCACATCAGATGCAACAGCGCCGGCAAACGATTCGGTTGTAGTGATTGGAGATAGAACATACACATACAAAACAACACTCACCGGAGCCGCAGATGAGGTGCTCATTGGCGCATCAGCGGCCACAGCCCTTGATAACCTCAAGAGTGCAATCAACGCGACTGCAGGAGCCGGAACCACATACGGAACCGGAACTGTAGAGCATGCAGACGTAGTGGCCACAGACAACACAGACACCACACAGAAGATCGTGGCAAAAACATCTGGAACAGCGGCGAACTCACTCGCGACTACTACAGATGACGCACACCTCTCATGGGAGGATACAACTCTCGGAGGAGGTACAGGATCATCAGTAACAGGAGTGGCAGGAGAAACTGTGGTCATCAATGGTACAACGTACACATTCGAGGATGTGCTCACAGAGGATTACACAGACGCGGTAGCGAATCAGATCCACTTCGGAGCAGATAGCGCGGCCGCTCTCGATAACCTCAAGCACGTTGTGAACGGTACAGGTACCGAGGGCACAGATTACTCTACAGGATCCACACAGCCAGATGATGTAGAGGCAACCACCAACTCAGATACCACACAGGTATTCAAAGCGCAGACGCTCGGAACCGCAGGAAATGCGTACGAGGTCTCCGACACACTGTCAAACGGTGCGTTCGGATCAGCGACATTCGCAGGAGGTAGTGAGGGTGCAAACTTCGATGCATACATCCACGCAGGGGAGACTGTGGAGTTCGGCATCGATGAGGACGTTAGTACAATCAGTTTGATTGCATTGGCGGCCAACACCGATATCGCAGTGGTCGAGCATTAAAAATCAGTAACCAATAGACACTATGGAAACACTACAAAACAACATCAAGATCGTAGAAGTGATCCCGCTAACCATCCATGATGGAGATAGCAATACGGATCTTGCGTCAGATGCAGTGGACACATATCAGACTGCTGACGGACCATCGTTCGACAGTGGACTATTCATTGCACAACTTGGAGCAGTGGGAGCAGACATCTCTGCACTTACACTCACCATTCAAGAGGATGATGATGAGAACTTCTCATCTCCTACAACAGCGGATGGTGGAGCGGCAACAGATGTCTCAGCGGGAGATAGCACATTCACATTCCAAGTGAAGCGTACCAAGCGGTACCTACGAGCATATCTTGCCGTAACCGAAGATGGGGCGGCAGATGACGTAGAGATTGCTGTGAGTGCGGTGCTCAACAACTGGGCAAAACCGTACCCAACAGTGGTATAGGGTCGACATTATTAGCCACGAACGATAACTAAGGTATGGCAAAAGAAGACATGATGAATACTCGTGACACTGAAGATCTTAATGCTCGAGCAGAGGGCGCTGAGATGGAAGAGGGTCAGGAGATGGACACAAAGTCTAAGGTCGCAGAGGCTGTGGAAGAGTGCTTCGAAGAAGGAGGTGCTGCTGCAGGACTCGAAGGAGATGCCGCGATTGACGCAGTAATTGCGAAACTCGAGGCGATGAAGGAAGGCGATCGGATGGGGGGTCTCGGAGAAGAGGCTTCTAAGGGCATGCCACTCCCGGAAGAAGAGGCATAATACTATGACTGAAGCAGAACAGACTATCGAAGACGGACTCGCGGTACAAGAACTCCTTCGATCAGAAGGATGGAAGGTACTCGAGCGTGAACTGAATCGAGAAATCGAATCAGAAACGTCAGCACTCAAAGACATTGAGACTGATGGTCGTTCTCCTGAAGTTATTGGTACGGAGTATGTTAGCCACGTTCAATTAAGGAGAGGCCTCCAAAGAGCCAAAGGAATAATAAATGATATTATTGCCAGGAAGGAGGAGGCACAAGAAACACACCATGGATGAATTCATGAAAGCACTTGTAGCACTCCGATCTGGTGCAGGACGTACCAGAGGGAAACTCGCTGACGTAGCAAAGGGGACACTTGCGAACATGGGAAATGTACGTGAACGTTCCCAGGAGATGCTCGATACAGAGCGTGCACGCAACCGAAAGATGATTGACAATCTACCTGGAGGCATGCGAGCATATGAAGAGCGACGACGTACTGCGGATCCTGCGGAAGAGCAAAGACTCTTCGGCAATCCATACGTGAACGCAATCCGGGCATTACTCGGAAAAGATTAGTCACATTAAGCAACACATTATGGAACACATCGATAATCCAGAAAAGTCAGTTCTTGAGGAGGAACTCGAGAAGGACGAAACTGTGACCGGTGATGAGGAAGAGGAGACACCGGAGAACACAGACGAAGAGGAGGAGGAGGAGGAAGAGGAGAAGGGAGACGAAGAAGATGACGACGGTCTCCCAGAGAAGTTCAAAGGTAAGTCTGCCGCAGAAATCGCAGAGTCATATCGACAACTCGAAACGAGTATCGATAAGAAGGCGCTCGAGAAAGCGCAGGAGATACTTATCCAGGGAGGGTTGAAACCAAACCAGAAGAAGGATAAGGAAGAGGATACGCTTGGCATCACTGAAGAGGAACTCTCAAAGATGACTCCAGGGGAATTCGCACGATGGGCGGATAAGCGTATTGCAGAACGAGCAACACAGATTGCTCAGGACATTGTCAATAAATCGAACCAGACACGTGAGAAAGTTCGTGGTGAGATTAAGGCGGCCCAAGAGGCACACCCACATCTCAAGACGAACAGTGCGTATCGTGAAATGGTACTCGATAAAATTGAGGCCGCACAGGCACGAGGGAAAGATCTTTCTCTAAAGGAAGCATGTAAGGCAGTCGACAAAGCAATGGACATCAAGCCGGGAGACGGTAAGAAGGACGTTGAAGAGAAGACTAAGAAGAAGCCACGCACACAGGTAGAGAAGACAGACGGCGTGGATGATCAGCCAAATGCAACAGAGGAGGACAAAGTAAGGGAGGGAATGCTCAAGGCGGGGCAATCCACAGATGTACTTGGTGGACTTGGTATTTAACAGGTTATACTAAGAGTAGATATGGGCGGTGCAACATCTGCCCGGACCCGAGAGGCCCGCGCACGGACAACCTTTAGGATAATCTAAAACGATGGGCGATTCAGGGATTAGTCTTCCCAGGATCAATTATTAAGACAAAGGATATTGCTTTATGCCAATAACTGGAACACGAGACACCAGTAACGTAGCCGGACGTAAATACGACGTCGCAGATGTTGTATCACTTCTTCAGGTAGGACGATACCCTATGCTTGCGATTCTTACGAACGCAGGAAAGGATCCCGTCACGAAGCAAGGTAAGGCACTCAAGAAGATGGAAACCACTGACGCTGAGTTCAAGTGGTTTGAGGATGAATTTGGGTCACGTACCGCGACCACTGCAACAGGACAGACAGGTAAAAACATTGCTTCTGCACCAACTGTCAGTGTTGCTTCTGGTCAGGGAGCACGCTTCTCAGCGGGCGATGTGATCATGATCTTCCACGCTTCAGGTCCATACCGCTTCATCGTGACCTCAGTCTCTACAGACGCTCTGACTCTCTCAAACGAGATCAGCGGCGCGACTGGCGCATCAACAGACCTTTCATCACTTACAGTGTGGATCGTCGGTAATGCTAACCAGGAAGGCGCGGGCCTCCGAGAGATTAAGGGAACGACAACTACTGAGAAGACCGGATACTGTCAGATCTTCCGTACACCATTTGGTGTCACAGAAACGTCAGCGAATACGAAGACGTTTATCCGTGAGAACGATCTTGACTACCAGCGACGCAAGAAGGGTATCGAACACATGGTAGATATCGAACGAGCCTTCCTCTTTGGTACAAAGAGCAAGGACACTTCAGGTACACACCCGAAGCGAACTACTATGGGAGCCCTCGATGAAATTTCTACGTATGCAACAGCAAACGTAGACACCGAGGCAGAGTTCGAGTCATTCCTTGAGGATGCGTTCGCTTACGGTAACACTGAAAAGTATGCTCTATGTTCAGCATCTTTCGTATCCCAGATTAATCAGTGGGCCAAGAATAAGGTTCAGATTATGCAGGGAGAGAAGACGTACGGACTTACGATCATCAAGTACGTGTCACCACACGGTACGCTCAACATCATCAAGCACGACCTTCTTACCGGAACAAAGTACGGTAACTACTGTGTCGTTCTTGATATGGAAGCAATCACGTATCGCTACCTTACGAGCCGAGACACAAAACTCCTCACTGATCGTCAAGCCAATGGCGACGACGAGAAGGTGGAAGAGTACCTCTCAGAGGTTGGTCTTCAGTTCGAACAGGAGAAGCGACACGCGATCGCATCGAAGAGTTCACTTTAAACCTTCGGTTGCACATCGGACTTACTGGCCAGACTGGTTTGTCCGATGGAAGTCTGGATGGAACCGAAGGACATCCAAATTAGTAACCATTTAACATTTAATTTATGGAAGAGCAGAAAGAAGTAACATACGTGTCCAAGTACTTTAGTCTTCGCATTGTGATGAAGCCTTCGTACAACACAGAGGTGGGAGGACGCGTAGTAACCCACACAGGAGAGTCAGTACGCTTCGAGGAGGGAGTATTCAAGACAGACGATCCAAAACTCATTGAAGCGCTCGAAGCGCGGCCAGAATTCGGTTCAGCATTCATTAGAGTGCCAGATGATACCGAAGCAGTCTCACATCGAGACGAGATGACAAAAGACCTCGAGACACGCCAGAAGGAACTTGATGAGCGTGAAGAGGACATTAAGCGCCGAGAGGCACTTATCGATGAGGGTGGAGAGGCAGGACGTACTGCCTCACAGGGGGAGGTAAGCGATGATCTCGCAAACCTTCGACGCCCAGCACTCGTTGAGATTGCAGAAGGACTCGAGATTGATCCGAGTGTTTGGAAGCCAGGCACTACAAACGAGAGTATCAAGGAAGCAATTCGTGCAAAGCGTGCAGAGAACGGCGAAGGAGAAACACCCGAGCCAGGATCGAGTGAGGGTGATGAGGACGGTGCTTATTAGAATGTAGAAAAATACTATGGCAACAACACAGGTACAGGCACAACCACAAATCCAAATGAAGGCCCGGGTCTTCCGTATAGCGTGGGACCGACGACCATTCTGGATTCCAAAAGGAGTCTGGCTATGGCTTGGTAAGAAACGCGTACCGGGGACCGGTCGATGGGAGGACCATGGAGTGGTTGCAAAATCAGAGGACGGAACGCTTCGCGTAGAGCAGGCACGTCCATAAACCATACCAATTATGGCTACAGTATTCACAGACACAGCACGAGCACTTCTTGTCGACGCGATCGACGGAACACAACTCACCGCGCCGGTGTACATCGGTTGGGGAACCGGTACAACAGCGGCCGCTGATAGTGATACTGGTCTCGAAACTGCAGCGGCAGAGAGTCGAGTATCCGGAACAAAGTCTCAACAGACAACGTCTGTAACCGGAGACACGTACCGGGTAACGGGTACCATCACCTCAGCATCGTCCCAGACGATCTCAGAGGCGGCACTCTTCGACGCGGCTTCTGCAGGAAACTGTTACGTGCACGGTGTCTTCACAGGCATCTCACTTGGCAACGGAGACAGTATTGCGTTCACGATCGACACAGTGATCGGATAAGCGTAGACGCTTAGCGCTGAAGGCATACAGGGAGGTTCGAGTCCTCCCGGCGCATCATGGATCTAAATTCACTATTCCTGGTAGCAGCGAGCAGTCAGTATGCAAGCATCACTGATGCTTCTCAGACAGGCTTGGATATTACGGGGGACATGTCGGGAGAGGCATGGGTGAAGATAAAACAACTTCCATCCACTGCCGGTGACGACTTCAATATATTCAGTAAGTATCTTTCTACTGGAAATCAACGATCATACAGATTTTTCATCAATGATAGCAGTGACAGACTGGAGTTCTTTGCATCGCCTGACGGTACCTTTACAAACTTTGATAATGAGTATTTTAATAACGTAGTAACTTCTGACGACATCGGCAAGTGGGTACATCTTGCATTCTCTTATGACGTATCTGCACGTTCAATTAAATTGTATAAAAACGGAAAACTCCTCTCCTCTACAAATGCGAACACTGGTACAGTGACAGCCATTCAGAATGGTACTGGAGCTTTTGCACTTGGTACATACTTCAATGCGTCTGCCACAGGCTTCATGGACGGGCATATGAAACACGTTCGTATCTTCGACGATATACGTACTCAAAGTGAAATCGTTGCCGACGCACACACCGAAGGAGTCACTGACGCAAACCTCCAGGGAGAGTGGCTTCTTGACGGAGACTACACAGACACGTCCGGAAACAGCAACACACTCACAGCAACAGCATCACCAGTATTCTCAGTAGATGTTCCGTGGGAAGCACCTGTAGGTGTAGAGAGTTCTGATTATGTTCTGAACCTTATTGCAGCGAGTACACAGTATGCGACTATTGCAAATGCAAGCATCACAGGACTTAATATCACAGGAGACTTGACTCTTGAGGCGTGGGTAAATGTCGATGATCTATCAAGTGTGCGTACAATCCTTTCAAAAGCAAACAATACTGAGACTGCGGCAGACAATCATCAATATACACTACGTATTGAAACAGATGGAGATCTGACGCTCTTCTGGGAATATGGATCTGGTTCTAATGAGCAGGCAACGACAACTGCCGGCGGGTATGTAAAAGAAGGGGAACTTGTTCATATCGCTGTAGCACGAGACGTGTCTGCAAACAACGTACTCTTCTATGTGAACGGAGTTCTTGTAGAGACGATTTCTTATACAAATGATCCAACAGATGGAGGATCTTCAGATTTCTTTATTGGTGTAGGGCAAGGAGATTCTCAATACTTTGACGGAACACTTCGAGAGGTCCGTGTCTTCGATGATATCCGTACACAGAGTGAGATCCTGGCAGATGCAATGACAGCAAATGTGACAGACGCAAACCTCCAGGGGGAGTGGGTGCTTAACAATTCATATGCAGACACATCCGGAAACAGCAATACACTCACCGCAAGTGGATCCCCGTCTTTTCAAAAATGGAAGAATGCGATCATAGGGCTTCTCACTTCATGGTGGACGTTTGATGAAACAAGCGGAACTCGAGCAGACTCTCATGGGTCAAACGATCTAACTGATAACAACACAGTAGGATATGCAACAGGTAAAAAGAGCAATGGTGCAGATTTTGAGGCAGACAATAGTGAGTATCTGTCTATCACCGATGGGTCCCAAAATGGACTTGAGCCTGGTTCGGATGATTTTTCAGTGTCTCTTTGGTTCAAACCAGAGAGTCAACCTGCAACAAACACTCAAAAAGACCTGGTCAGTAAGTATAATGCTGCAGGGAACCAACGAGGTTGGTGGCTCACATACAGAGATATATCTGGAACAAAATATCTTAACTTTCGGGCTTCTGATAACGGTTCAGATGCTGATGACCACAACATTGCTTACACACTATCAAATGATACTTGGTACCACATCGTTATGAAGTGGGATGCTTCTGCGCATGCGGTTGAGTTCTTTGTAAACGGAATAAGTATTGGTATTGACGCTTCTGGAACCAGAACATCAATACTTAATACCACTGCTGATTTCTGGATTGGCGGACAACAGAGTGCTGGTGGAGTAAACTTCCAAGATGGTATCTTGGATGAGGTTGCCTATTTTGCAAGCAAACTTCTCGACTACGGAGAGGTTCTTGATCTCTACAACGCGGGAAATGCAATAACTTACCAAAGTGTACAGGAGTATCTCCAGTCACTCATAGCAACACCAAATACAACAGCGAGTGTGTCAACTGCAAAAACAATACTCCAGGTACTCGTTGGAAACGCTACTGTGACAGCGTCAGTGGCCACAGTAGCAGACTTTGTTCGGACACTCACTGCAAACGTTACGGCGACGGCATCAGTAGTGAAGCAAATGAGTCAATCCCTCACAGCAAACACAAGTGCCACAGCAAGTATGCTTGCGCAACGTGTATTCCTTGTGGCCATGGAAGCGACAACGTCCGTGACATCAACACTATCCACAGCAAAAACAATCGCCCAAACACTCGCCGCAAACGTAACCACAACAGCATCTGTAGCAAAAAGTACGATGCTTAACCTCACAATATCAGTGACGACAAGTGTAACCACTGCACTTATAGTGACAAGAAATGTTACTATGGTAGCAAGTACGGCCGTCACCTCAACTATGTCGAGGGTTGCGGGGAAAATGCTCACAGCGTCCGTATCGGTGATAGCAAAATTGCGTGCACCGTTCTGGAGTGTAAAATATCCAGAGCATGGAGATGGAGCAGATTATACGGTTAAATACGACGATCACGTATGACATTCGGAGAAATACAAACAGAATTGGACAACCGCATAAGCGCATCAAGCGCCAGCGGTTTCTTCACAACGGCTATGAAAAAGACGTGGATCAACCTCGCAGGACAGCGAGTGTGTGATTTCTACAGATGGCCATTCCTCGAACTCGCACTCGAGAAAACAACACAGGACTCCCGGGAATACTATGATTACCCAACAGGAGCAGTGCGACTAAAACCAAACAGTATCTATCAAATCGATATTGTGGGAGAGGAATATGCACTCGGTGTACAAGGACGTCGTCGGGTAAACTGGCAACAGTTCCAAAAAAAGAAACAGGAGGATGACGACGAACTCGTATACACAGAACACAATGGATTCTTCTTCCTTCATCCAGTACCGACAAACGGAAAAACAATGTCAATCTATGGACTCAAGGGATGGAAGACGCTCACTATTGACGACGAGGATCCTATCACACCAACAGAGTTCGACGAGGCAATCGTACGTGTTGCACTCGCATCAGCACTTCGAAAGGCAAAGAAATACGATGAGGCCAAAGCAGAATTACTTGAAGTGCTTGATCCACGAGTAGGTCTGTTGGCACAAGTCAAGGCACAGATAGAAGCAGAAGCACCACAAGGATACGGAGGGGAAGCCGCAAGTTCACGGTGGCAAACACAATCATAGTATATGGAAAATCTAAACGTACTCACAATTTCAGACTACCGAGGAGGAATCATAGAGCAGGGGAGAAAAGGTCCCTATGGATCTTTTAAGTTTGGGTACGGATTAGATATTCGAAGCGGAGAAAATACACTCAAGTGTCAACAGGCACTCAAGAAAGACTCCGGATCAGTGGTGGTAGACCTTCCGCTTGTGATAATAAAAGGATCTGACGGGTACAAATATGCATTCGGAGATGCAGGAAATATATACAGGAAGAAGACAACCACATGGGAGAAGGTATATACAGATGGCGACGGACGCATTAGCGGAGCAGTAGAATACACTTCAACATCTGGAACATACATTCTCTACGCAACACCATCAAACGTAAAGAAGATCACTCTGGCAAACGCAGGAACACAGAGCGATTGGACAAGTTATCTCACAACGGTGGGAGCATTCACAAACGGATCAACAGAAGATTGGCACACCGGATGGGAAGGTATCGGAGTGGTGTTCTTCATGGATGGAGACAGGATCTTCGAGTATGACTATGCAGACGCATACAATGCAAATGCACTCAGACTTCCAACACATCAAGGAGCAAAAACTATCCGAGACAGAAATGATCGGATCGTAATGTGTACCGGACTCGGGTACTTGTTCCAGTGGGACAGACTCGCGGACTCATGGTTCGGAAAGAAAGACAGTCAAGCAGGAGTGGTGAACGCATTCGAGTGGTTCGAGGGTGGGGCGCTTGCACAGGTTGGCCAGAAAGGGAATGTAAAGTTCTGGAACCTTAATGAGTTCTATCCGTTCCGTAGGATCCCAGGAACACAGACCTCATACCCGGGAGCGACATGCATCCACAATGAGATCATCCACATGGGAATGAATGGTGGAGCAAAAAATGGTGTGTATGCGATCGGTCGCTTCGATCAAAACGATCCAATCTCAATAAACCTCGAGTATATCCCAAGCCACGGCAAACTGACTGGTACAGAGATAGGCGCATTGTGTTCTGATGGCGATGATATTTATGTTGGATGGAAGGATGGAACAGACTACGGCATCGATGTCACTGATCAGGACAACAAAGCCAGCGCAATCTATGAATCACTTCGACTCAATATGTCGAAGGAGCAAATGGATAAACTTGTGTCAATTGTGAAGATAGAAATGCTCTCACTACCAGATGGGTGCTCTGTAACTGTGAAGTTCAAATCTACAACACTAACTGGAAACGAAGATGCGGATGGATGGAATCAAGCAGAACTTGAAGGAGGAGACACTTCTGTAGATACGGCCGGTGCAACGGAAGGTATCTTTCAGGCGGGAGCACAAGGGGAGACGTACGAAGTGCGCGTAGAACTCACACCAAACGGAAATGATACACCGGAGATACTCTCAATAAATAACTACTTCTCATTCCTTAATGCACTATAGACATGGCAAAAAAAATGGAAAAATCAAAAGTGTATGAACCGGACTGGTTCGAACAACCACCACTCCCGGAAAGCGTGGCGTGGGAGAACGTTACTGATGCACCACGATCAGTATCAGAGATTTCCATAAGCGATGGTATAGCGCTCGCAAACGCGACAACCACCATAGGATCCCTTGGAGATCTCGCATATGAGGACCTTGTCGACACTCTCCAACTGTCAGACGAGGCCGTGACAAACGCAAAAATCGCCGTAGACGCGATTACTGAGGACGTTGTGGCCGCAGGAGCAATAACTGAAGTAAAAATCAGTAACGACGCAATCAGCGCCGCAAAGATACAGGCGGCCGCAATCACTGCAGCAAAGATAGATACGGGGGCCATCACAGCAACAAAGATTGCGTCAGGAGCAGTTATTGCAGGAAAGATTGATGCAGGAGCAGTCACTGCGGGGACAATAGCCGCAGGAGCAATTGACGGTGTCACTATCACAGGATCACTCATCCGAACATCGAGCTCAACAACACGAGTAGAAATGAATGCCTCAAACAATGATCTTCGCATCTACAACTCGGGAACACTTCGAGCAAAAGGATATCAGCAAGGATGGGAATACTACAATGACGCAGGAACACTCGTGGGACAAATCTACGCATCAAGCACAGAAGGTTTCCTTATCGGAGGCGACATTGTGTCAACTGGTAAAATCTATTACGGTGCAGGAAGTTCTGGGTCACACGGATTCTACATAGGAACAAGCGGATCAACACTGCGCTTTTTCTTCGATACGGACTCAATGATTATTGGAGGGGCATCGTATATGACTGTAGATATTTATGGAGAGATTGATCTAAACGGAGGGGGGCTCACACTCTTCGATGGAGACATCAATATGAACGGAAACAATATCTCAAACATAGATGCACTCAGTAGTTTCGCAAGCGCCATAACCATCAACAGTAACATAAGCATGTCTGCATACGACATCACATGCGACGACATAAATGCAAACGTTGTAAATGCAGATGTGCTCCAACTTGCAGGAGGTGGATACATAGACGACGCAAGAGCACTGTACTTTGAGACAGGAAGAACAACTCACACAAGTGTGTCCGGAGAAATGCGGTACTATGATGGAGCATCAAAGTACTTCGAAGGGTACGTCAACGGGTTCCGCGGTTCCTTTGATCTAACAAGCGTATGAAAAAAACAAGACTTCAAAAAGACGAAGAGATAAAAGACGACATCACGCAACCAATTGAAAAACGACGTGAGTCATTCGAACGTATACGAGAAGCAATGCTCAATCCGTTGCCAAAAAGTAAGTTCGACCCGGAGACATTCGATCCTATGGATGATCATCCGGACTCTGAGTTAGGTAAGCGAGAGCGAATAGAACCACCAAAGAGACTTCCGACAATGGGTATGTTCCCAAAGAATATACTTAATGGCCAGATGGTGGGAATGTTTGAATCGAAACAAGATCTATATCTACTCATCGCGTGGCTCTCAAATAGGGTCACTGATCTCGAAGAGCAAATCACACAGCAAAATGAAACGAGAGAATAAAAACAGAAAAAAAATATTGCAGAAAGTGCGCGATGCTGAAGCACGAAGACTTCACCGTGCCCGGCACATGCCGAGACGGCGAAACTAATTATCAACAGCATATAAAAATATATTATGTCCAAAAAAGCAAAAACACCTTATAATAAAGGTACCATGAAGACCCTGAACGCTAAGACAATCAAGGCGAAGAAGGATAATCTCCATAAAAGATTCCAGGAGTTGAAAGAGGCCGGCAAGGAGCAAGAGAAGATCCGAGACGGAGCCGTGGAAAATCTCACAAAGATACTTAATGAGATGGCATCCATCCAGGCATCTTACGCAACGCTTGAAGAACTTGAAGGAGAAATGACTCCTAAAAAGATTACTCGTAAAAAGAAGTAACTATGGCAGAAAAGTACACCGTACAAAAGGGGGACACACTCGGAGACATCGCAAAAAGAATGGGAGTGAAAACAAGTGATATCACAGGGTACCGTTCTGGGAACCCGGATTTAATCTATGCCGGAGAGTCTCTTAATGTTGGTGGCGATGCAAAAGATGCAGGAGGAGAAAGTTATGTAGACACTCTAAAAGATGAGATGACAGATGAGTACGGCACCACAGAGGCTGCTGATACAACAGAAGATCAGCCATCAGATCTATATGATATTGAGGGAACCCGGGAAAAGAAAAGTACATACGAACAGAATAGACAGAACGCATACGAAAACCTCAAAGGACTTTCAACGGACATCTATGATCGTGAGTATAAGGACCGGGACCTCCAGGGGAAGAAGGATAAAATCTCATCAATTGACAGTGAGATTGCCGCTGCACGAGAGGCACGTGATAAGGCGATAAGTGACGTGCGAAGTAACCCAGGACTGTCGGCATCACAGATGACGGGAGACATCGCGAAGATCCGTGACTATCAAAACGACGTCATCAATAACAAGATACAGGAGCGAAATAGTGTTGCGAGTGAATACAATTCAGAACTCGCAGAGATTGATCGTATCATTGGAAACGAGACAGCAGACGCAAAACTCGACTTCGATTATTGGGACAATCTTTTTGGAGAAGCATCTGGCACCATAAGTGATTACACAAAAGCGCTCAAGGAAGAATTGTCGTCAGAACAAGAGCAGTCAAATTGGGAGAGACAACTCGCGCAGGCGCTTCAGATTGCAGAAATGCGTGGAGGGGAAGGTTCTCAAGATAACTGGAAACTTGTGTACGATGATTACGGGAACCCACTCTATTGGTTCAATAACGCAACACGAGAAATCGACTACAACGTGTCAGGGGCAGAAGGAGAACAAGAAGGAGGTGCTGACACCGGTGGGGTAGATTTCGATAAACTTGGAGAAGAAGCGCAGACTGAAGAAGATACCACTGGATTCTGGCAGGGTGTAAAGGATTGGTTTGCATCATTCAAATCATAAATAGTATGGAAGGATTCCTCTCAAAACTAAAGACAAAAGCAGAGGACGCAGGCAAGAAGTTGTCCGACATCTTCACACTCACAGAAGAGGAGAAGTCAAAAGGCAAGGAAGCCGACACCCTTGAGAAAATAGGAGGCGGAGCACGCAAGGCCCGCAGTTTTCTCTTTGGTCCAACCCGGGAAGAGATGCTCCAAGACATTCAAAGTGAACGAAAACAGACACTCATGCCAGAGGTGGCAAAGAGTGAGATCGTGAAACGAGAAAGGGAACTCGGACTTACTGACTATACAATTCCAGAAATAGAGATGGATGAAGAAGGGAACCTTCGACAAAAGGAGGCTGTGCGAAGCGATCAGTCTCTCACAGATTTTCTTAAAAATCGACCAGTTCAAATTGATCCAACCGGGGCAATGGGAAGTATTAAGCGCACCGCGAGTGTGTCACTCAAGAACCTTGGGAATATCGTAAAAGAAAAAAGCGCAGGCGCTATCCGGAAGATCCTCCAGGACTCCGGCGTGGAACGTCGCGTAGTCGATACAATCTCTGATGATCTTGCAAAAGCAGGAACCCGGGCAAAAGTATCTTCCATTCTAAAGAAGGGTGGTGTTGGAACAGAGACAGCAAAAAAGAAGGCCACAAAAACAGTGACTGAGGATGTTTCACGTGCAACAGAGAAGACTAAAAAGACAGAGCCAGAACGCAAATTCGTACAAAGAGCGGAACAGATGGAACCAAATATGGGTCAATTTCTTGAAGGAAAGTACAAGGCACGATCAACAGACGAACTGATTGCTCGGGCAGATCAACTCATTAAGGAGGCGCCAGATAAGGCAGAAGAACTTGCTCGTACAGGGACGACAGATGAGGCGGTGGCCACAGCGTCACGGTTGGTAACCGCATACGTTAAAGAGGCAAAGAAAACGACAGACAAAGCCGCGCAGAATTCACTATGGGAAAAAGCCGCAAGTATTGCAAACTCTGCAGCAAAAAATCTAACTGATCACGGACGTGCAGTCCAGGCGGCCACAATACTTGGAAGAATGACACCGGAGGGAATGGTGCGTTACGCGGCACGTGAGATCCAGCGTCACAATGAAATGGTAGAGCAAGCCGCAAGTCCAGTAAAAAAGACAATTGGAAACCTCTTTGGAGACATACGGACAGGAAAGGCACTCAAAAAAGTGCCAGAACTAACAGGAGAGCAGGCAAGTAGAATCCAAAAAGAAATGGAACGCGTTGCGAACATAACTGATGATACGAAGCGTGCAATGGAGTTTCAGAAACTCGACGAAGAGATTAAAGCAATGATCCCTTCTTCCCTATATCAAAAAATTATAACCGTATGGAAAGCGGGACTTCTTACTGGTCTCAAAACAACCGGACTAAACATCGCATCAAACGTATCGCATGCAGTCAGTGAGATTGTGAAAGATGTTCCAGCGGGACTGGTGGATAAGATCGCCTCACTCTTTACCGGGAAACGAACACTTGGAGTTACTGCAAAAGGAACATCAACAGGTGTGAAGGAAGGAATAGCAAAAGGATGGCGATACTTCCGTACTGGGTTCGATGAGCGAGACGTGGGCACAAAACTTGATTACAAGAAAGTGAACTTCGGTACTTCTCCATTTGCAAAGAAGATTCAACAATATGAAGAGACAGTATTCCGTACAATCGGAAGCCAGGATCAGCCATTCTACTATGCCGCAAAAGCACGTTCACTCTTCAGTCAGGCAATTGCACAGGCAAAAAATGCAGGACTCAAAGGAGCAAAGGCGAAGAAATTCATTGAGGATCTTGTAGCAAGTCCTACAGATGACATGCTTAAGTACGCGACACTTGACGCGGAGACTTCTGTATTCCAAAACCGTACTTCACTTGGTGCGGCCGCACGATCAATTCAGAATCTCCCGGGAGGACAGATTGTACTTCCATTCGGAAAGACACCATCAGCAGTGGCAACACAGATCATAAATTATTCTCCAGTAGGTATCGTGAAAACGATCGCAGAGAATATTGGAAAAGGAAAATTTGATCAGAGACTATTCAGTCAGGCAATGGGTCGTGGTATGACAGGAACAGGCGTACTGTATCTCGGTGGAGAACTATATGATAAAGGGATGGTGGCGCTTGATTACCCATCAAGCGAGAAAGAGCGCAAGCAGTGGGAACTCGAAGGAAAGCGGTCAAACTCTGTAAACGTAGATGGACGGTGGAGAAACGTGGCCACACTCGGTCCACTTGGACTTCTTCTCATAATTGGTGGCCAGATGAAACGAGGTATCGATAACACAGGATCATTCGTTGGTGGGCTTGCGGGAGCGGCCGGAGGATTCGGAGCAACACTCACAGAACAGTCTTTCCTTAAAGGAATCAATGACACCATCTCTGCAATCCAGGATCCGGAGCGATCATTCCAGGGATGGGCTTCATCACTCTCAGGCTCAATCGTGCCGACTATAATCTCTGACATAGCACGATCAACAGACAAATATGAACGACTGGCACGCACACCGGGGACACGTCTGAAGAGCCGTATACCAGGACTACGTCAGACACTCGAGCCGAAAGTCGATGTGCTTGGAAACAGACTCGAGACGCCAGGGTTCTTCGAAACAATGCTCGATGCAACACGTCCGGGGGTTGCGAGTGCAGACCAGGATGATCCGGTAGTAAAAGAATTGTCACGGCTTGCGGAGACAGGAAATCTTGCAACACCAACACAACTTGGTCCAAACGCTGGGTACAAGTCTCTCACTCCAGAACAGAATACATATCTGTGGAGACTCGCAGGAACAGCATCACGACAAGGTATTGAGAACGTGATGAACATGCCAATGTGGAAGAACCTTGATGATGAGCAAAAAGCAGATGCTATAGGAAAAGCAGTGAGTGACGCAAAGATAGAAGCACGTGCACGTGCGGTTGTTAATGCTGTAGAAGGACTTGATGCAGAAGAGGTGCGTAAAAAACTCGCCGAGATGAAGGATGACAAACTACTCACACAATCAGTATTTGGAAGGTATCTCAGCCTTACAAGATAAGTTATAATTTAAACATGACTCAGAAAACTACAGAGACTATAGTGGCAGTGATGGCCAACGACATCGATCACATCAAAAAAACGATGGATGAAGTGAAGGTCACTCTCGTAAGTCTTGATAAGCATTACATGCGACGCGACGAAGTCGAAGGATTTATTCGTGAAACAAACCGTGAGCACGATAATATCCACAATCGTATCGATGAAGTGATTGATTCACACGTTGCACCTATACAAAAGTCAATTCGTTCACAAGAGACCTTCCAGACACAGGTAAAGACGTGGGGTGCGGCCGCCGTAGTGGCATTGGGGATTATTCAATTCCTCGTCGGAAAATTCCTGTAAAAAGGGTATACTATAAAAACACTATGAAACCTATATTCACAAGAACGCTCAAAATCGGAGACAAGGGAGCAGAGGTAAAAAAACTTCAGGAGTATCTAAATCAGGATGGGGACACACTTGTCGCAAAACAAGGTCCAGGTAGTCCTGGAAATGAAACTGAATACTTCGGACCACTCACACAGGATGCCGTGAGGCGATATCAATGCAAGAAAGACATTGTATGTAAAGGAAGTGAGGAGACAACAGGATGGGGTCAGGTTGGACCACAAACACGAAGAGCGCTCAATGGAGAGTCAGATAAAAACCTATTCCCTCTCGTGCGACGGAAGATGGAAACGCTCGTAAAAATATGCGAGATCGTAGGGATGCCGATTGTGGTAACTGATACATATAGGTCACCATCGGAACAAGAGGCGCTCTATGCAAAAGGTCGCAATGCTCCAGGAAGCATAGTGACGAATGCTCGCGCAGGACAAAGTTATCACAACTGGCAGTGTGCATTCGACGTCGCATTCAGGGAAGGCGCAAGAATCACATACCATGGTCCGTGGGAAAAGATAGGGGCCATAGGAGAAGCGCTCGGCCTTGAATGGGGCGGCAGATGGCAGTCATTCCCTGATAGGCCACACTTCCAGTTAACACTGGGGTACACTCTGGACGATTTTCAGAGTGGGAAAGTCGATCCAAAGTTATTCGATTAAAATATATTACTATGGAAACAGTACTTGGAATCATCCTTCTCGCAACACTTGTGGAAGGAACAGTGACATACATCTTCGGAGACGAGGGTGGGAAGCCATGGCTTCGATACGTATCGCTCGTATTCGGAATCGCGGTTGCCGTAGCGTACAGCGTCAACATCCCCGCAATGGCAGGGCTTGAGTCTGCGTATCCATTCGTGAACGCGATCGTATCAGGACTCATCATTGGACGAGGTGCAAACTACGTAAACGATACGGTAGGACTCATTCGAAAAGCGTAGAAAAGCCGGAAGATACCGGCAACTATGTGGTATCACAAACTAACTGCGGCCATATTGGCTGTATACATACTCCTCATAACACACGTGAGTGCGAGCATTGCATACGCACCAACGGTCACGAAAGAGGCCAACACGCAAATGTACAGTGGAGAGATGCAGGGCCCATGTCCTCCATTCAAAAAAGATGCACTCCATCGATACACAGGTGGGATACAGTGCGCTAAAAGACTTGATGGACAGCAAGGAGGTCAATGTGTTGCTTTCGTGCAGTACCTGTTAGGACAAAGTCCAGGATTCAATGGGAATGCGGGAGAGATAGATCCAAACAGTGATCATCCGGAAGTGGGACAGATAGTACTCTTATCCGGAGACAAATGGGAACACGTAGCAGTGATCATTGCAATGGATGATGACACGCTCACTCTCATGGAAAGCAATTGGAATGGAAAAGAAAAGATAACGATTGGAAGACAGATAGATATCACGAATCCACAGATACGAGGGTACTACCATTACAGGACTATGTTAGAATAAAAAGGTCCAAAGTCTTAAAAACTTTGGTTAGTTAATACCACGTTGCTTCGGTATTTTTCTATTAAAAAGGATCTCGTGAAAGCGAGGTCCTTTTGCATTGGTAGGAACATATGAACCGTGGTGTAGGAACATATGAACCTACCTACGTAGGAACATATGTTCCTCATATAGAGTAATACTATACATAGAGTAAAAGTAATAAATATAGTAGTCCGCCACCTGGGGACAACGTATGGATAGAATACAAACGATGTGGTAAATTAGAGGTACAAAGGTCGAAGCAACATTACAAACCGAAGCAACAAAAAACAAATGAGAAATTTCAGCAAACACTCATTCGGAGACATCATCACAGAGATCGTGATGTACGTCATCCTAATCGCAACACTCTACGCAGGAGCATATGCTCTGTACCAAGGTGGAAGAATCGCGATCGAGGTTGTCGAGTACACGCTCGACAGAGGAGAGTATGCGGAATGCATCAAGTGGCAAGACTACGAAATGGAATTCAATCCATGGGATGCGGCCAGGCAATCCGGGTACTACATCACACAGTGGCAGAAGGATCAGTGTGATCGCGCAGGAGTAGAACTCAATGCGCACGTTATAAACAACTAACCAAAACGCAATGAACTTAAACAAAGCAATCATCGCAGGACGACTGGTGCGAGATCCAGAAGTGAAGGATCTACCAACCGGAACAAAGGTGGCATCAGTATCGGTAGCAACCGGCCGAGTCTACAAAGACAAAAGCGGAGGCAAGAGGGAGGAGACAGAGTTCCACAACGTAGTGATGTTCGGACGCACTGCAGAGGTGGCGGGACAGTACTTACAAAAAGGGCAACTCGTGATCATCGAAGGACGGATCCAAACACGCAACTGGGAAAAGGATGGCCAGAAGCACTATCGCACAGAGATCATCTGTGACCAGATGCAAATGGGTCCACGACCAGGAGACGCAAAGCCAAAGACAGCGTCACCAGAAGAGCCAGACGGAGATCCGGGGCCTGCACCAACTGACAAATGGTAAAAGAATACACGGTCTACTTCCAAGGGAAGATGGTCGTCGAAGCAGAGTCCGAAGCAGAAGCGACTGGGGAGGCATATGACACACTCAACGAACTCGAACAAATTGAGTTTAATATAACCACAACGGAAGAGGGGGAGTGTGTAGAATGCGGAGGAGATGGAGAGGTGGCAGAAGATGTAGATGATGGTGAGGGACACACCATGAGAGGAGTAGGTCGAAAACCATGTCCCGCTTGCAAGCACAATAACCAGTAACATGTTCAAGACATATGGAGAAAGCAAATTGTTCAACAAAGGAAGAAGCAAACTGTTCGGAGGAGGGGATAACAGTGGCCGGATGGGTACACCTGACAATGACGGTGGAAACCGAGGAGGGAAACCCAAGGATCTATCTGAACGGGAAACCAGTGGACGAGAAGGAAGCGGTACAGTCGGGTCTGTCAGGGCTCCTGGAATGGTCGACGAGAGAGATAAAAAGGATGCAGGAAGAAATCGACCGACTGAGGATGTCGTGGTGGGAGAGGACGTACTGGTGGATCAAGAAGAGACTGTAGCCATGTCCAATCTATTTGAACACCAAAAAGATGGAGTGAAGTTCCTTAGAAAGCATAAGCGAGCAATCCTTGCAGATGAAATGGGACTTGGAAAGACTCGGCAGGCGATCGTGGCCGCAGATGAGGACACAAAAGATTTGACAGGTATACGTGTAGTAATCTGCCCGGCTTCACTAAAGATCAACTGGAAGCGAGAAATCGAAGAAGTGTCGGAACAGCCGGTCCAAATAATAGAGAGTGGGCCAGAGCGTGACATCCTTCCAGTAGGGTGGGTAGTGATCAACTACGACATGCTTGGAAAGTATAAAGACCAACTCATGGAACTGAAAAAGAATGGATACATCCTTGCAGCAATACCAGATGAGGCTCACTACATCAAAGGGGCAAAAACAATACGAGCAAAGATAGCACTGGAACTTATGAAGGGGCTTGAGAGGGTATACATCCTCACAGGGACACCAATCATGAACAGGCCAGCGGAACTCTACAACATGCTCGTGGCCATAGATCATCCACTCGGGCGATACGGTAAGAAGACATTCTTCTTCAAGCGGTACTGTGGTAGAGAGATGCGAGTTATCGTAAAAAAGGATGGTCGTGTGATACGCTTCTGGGATGACAGTGGTGCGACAAACCTTCCTGAATTGCGGGCACTCATCAAAGATTACATCCTGCGACGCACAAAAAATGAGGTACTTGATCTCCCAGAAAAGATTATCTCAGTAGAGATGGTGGAACTAAACCGGGAGTGGAAGAAAGTGTACGACGAAGCGTGGGACACATACCTTGCATGGGTGGAGCAGAATCCGGAAGGAAAAGATGTTGAGAACATCATGTCAGCACAAGGACTGATTGAATTGCTCAAACTGAAACAAGTGTGCTCACAGGCAAAAATAGATCGTATCGTATCAGATGTAAAGAATGCGGTAGACCAGGACAATAAAGTGATCATATTCTCACAGTTCACTGATACGATAAATATGCTCAAGGAACGTTTCCAAGAAGAAAGCATTCCATCAGTATCACTCACTGGCCAGGATGACATGAATGCACGCCAGGCGTCCGTCGACAGTTTCCAGAATGATGAAGCGACAAAAATCTTCATCGCAAACATCAAGGCGGGAGGTGTCGGTCTAAACCTAACCGCGGCAAGTCAAGTGATCTTCGCAGACATGGAATGGAGTCCGGCATTGCACGAGCAGGCGACTGACCGTGCGCATCGCATCGGACAGACAGGTACCGTGAACGCATACTACTACGTGGTATCAGACACGATCGAAGAGGACATCGTGGAGATCCTCCAACAGAAACTCCAGACCATCCAGGCCATAGTCGAAGGTCGGGAAGATTACGAGGAAGGATCCCTTGGAGCGCAATTTGTCGGGAGACTCAAAGAGCGCATCATGGGGACAAATACGTTAGGATAGTATGAAAACGTCAGGTACTATAGAAATGATGATAACAAAGGTCGATCCGAAGCAAACGTATACAGCAACCGATATTAGTCGGGAAGGGCTGATACCGTGGGCGCGTGATCCACGCACCATTGCACGCATACTTGCATCAGGAGTTATCAAGACGGAGATGACCGGGGAATCCACCCAGAAACGGTATACCGTCAAAGGATCAGAGTTACAAGAATATATTAAAAAGTATGGACCAGTGCTACAGCACACGGTCCGTAAACCGAAGCAACAATATGTCAGCAAAAAAAACAGCGACAAGAACGACCACAAAAAAGGTCGATAAAAAAGTGACACACGAGAGTATCTACGCTGCACTCTCAGCACTGCAAGGAGAACTTAAAGTACTCCCAAAGTCAGCAAAGGTGTCATTCAAAAAGAAGAGCAGCGACGAGAAGGTGGAGTATAGTTACACACCACTTTCAGAGATCCTGTCAGAGGAGGCACTCTATCCAATGCTCGCAAAGCATGGGCTCAGTGTCCGTCATGTAGTAGAGAAGGATGGAACTAAGGACGCAATTGTGGCAATACTCACACACGAAACTGCAGAGTGGGTAGAGGTAGAGGAGACTGTGAAGACAGAACAGGACGGAACAATTACTGAAACGACAAAGAAGACGAGAGTGCTCGAAGGGGAACTTCGATCAGGACCGGTAGTGATCTCACAAGGTGGAGACATGAAGGATACTGGTGGAATGATCACATACGCACGACGATACAGTCTAACCATGCTCCTCGGACTCGCGTCAGAAGAAGATCTCGACACACAACTGATCGATACACAGAACGCAAAGAATGCGATCACCTTCGCATTCGGACGAGTGAAGAAAACGCTCGACGAGACAACAACCGAGAAAGATGTCGATAAGCACAAGAAGAATCTTGAGACAGACCTCAAGGCAGTGAAGGCCGGCAAGGCATCATCACTGGGGCTCAATAAAGAGCAAATCGAAACGCTCATCGGACACGCAACAGTTCGAAAGCGTCAGATTAAAGACGGGATAGATCCTGCAGACATTCCGGAAGAGCAGGAAGAGGGTACTATAAACGACAAAGAATAGTATGTTCTATAACGACGTAAAGGGGTACATGAGTCCAAGCGCACTCGCGCAATGGAAACAGACTCGAGCAGGATTCGTAAAGAGTTACTTCGAAGGAGAGCGGTCACCGGAGACTGCGGCCATGAAGGGTGGAACGACAATCCACAAACTTATCGAACTGGAAATGCTCCCGGCGAAGCACGTCTTCGGCGTAAACGAAGAGGAGATAAAGGTACAGGTACCAGGAACAGGATTCTACTTCCTCGGAAGACCAGACTCCAGGGAAGCAAAAGCAAAGAAAGGTGTCGTACGGTTCGTAGATTACAAGAGCGGAAAGGCAAACGATTGGGAAAAGAAACTTCCAACAGACATAAAGATGCGCGCAACAGCGTGGCTTGTGTGGATGGTAACCGGGCAACCGGATACGGTAGTAGGATCCATCGAGTTCATCCAAACGACATGGGATCCAGATGCAAAGGAGGTCATACCACTCGAAGGAGAAGAGTCCAAGATCATCGAGCATATCTACCGGTACGAAGACCTCGAAGAATTCACACACATCATCATCAAGACGATGGGGGAAGTGAATGACTTCTACGAGAAATGGCTGAACGCATCAGGAGACTTCATGCAGGAAGAAGACACTGCAGAATACATCGCGCTCCAAAACAAGATCGACAAACTTGTTGAGAAACAAGATGAGGTCAAAGAGCGGATCATGATGCAGATGGAGTTCGGAGGACTCTTCAACCACAAGATGGATGCCGGAACCTTCTACATCACTGAACGGAAACAGTACAGCATCCCGGAATCACTCACCGTCAAGGTGGGGCGAAAGAAGTATACGCTGAAGGATATTAGTGAAATCAATACAGCCGCAAAGGTTGCAGAAAGTAACTACAAACTCGGAAGCGACCCAGTGTCGACGTCGACGTCACTCGGATTTAGAAAGACAAAGCCTAAGAAAAAATAGTATGTCTGCAGGACAAATGGTCGCACAATGCCCCGCATGCAATAGTGTATGCACCATCGGCAAAAGGGATAAAGAAGTATGGGTCAAATCAATAGCATACTTCGGATACCTAACAAAAGAACACTGTCCTGCGTGCAAGAACGCTCTGAAAGGCTCAAAATGGCCACAGGAGCGTCCAAGCGATAAGCCGGTATCAGATAGCACAAAGCAGGAAAACTCTACGGAGACGGGAAGTCAGGCGGCAGAAACGACGGATAAGAAACTGACTGACCTTCAATATGCGGCACTCCAGGTAATTGGAACCCACCAGAAGGGTAACGAGATCACTGGAAAAGATATTGCAAACATGATCGGACTGAAGCCACGCTCAACTGGAAAGGAAGGAGCAGACATGCGGTCCATCATCAACGCATTGAGACGCAAGGGATATCCAATATGTGCAAATGGTAGCGGGTACTATTGGCCAAAGGAAACCACAGAGATCAAGGACTACATCGAATCACTCGAAGGACGCATCCAAAAAGAAAAGGAGGCGCTCGCGGGGACCATGATGGGGCTTGAGGAGTGGGAGGCGAATCCGGAGAGTCGGACGCCACCACCACCACTTGATCTGATCGAAGTATAACGAAACCAACTATGGACGAACAGGAAATGAAGATCGTCGAAGCAATGTCGAAATACGGAGGATCCTTCGTGAAGGCACTTGCTGAAGCATATCGTAGAGGAGATGCCAGGAACAGGGGTAGGCTTCGAGTCACCTTCGCTGAATATTGGGAAACCTATAAGGAGATGATCGATGAATAGGATACCAAACAAACTAAGAAAGGAGCTCGCAGAGGAGTACAAACCTGGATACTGTATGTACCACAACAGCATGCACCGGGACAGGAAGATAGAGTGGCATCACAATCTAATCTTCGCAGGGAAACAGGTGCAGGCAAGATTCTGTATACTGCCAATCTGTAAACAGATACACGATCTTGCAGACAGAAAAGATGTGCGGGAGCGACTCGACTGGATTATGCTCAACCGAGCAACAGATGACGAACTCATTGCATACAGTAAAGCGGTCGATCTTATAAGAAAACGTAACACACTCAACGAGAAGTATGAGAACGAAGAAGATGACTCTGTACTACCTGGTGACGAAGGACGGTGTCCGGCCAGTGAGCACAGACACACTCGAGAAGAAGAACAAATGGATCCGTGATATCCAAAAAGAGGTTCCGTCAGAATGGGATCCAATAATGCTGAAGATTGAGTACAGGATCACAAACAAAGAGGTGGATCGTATACGCAAATTCTTCAATGGCCCGGTAGTGGAATACTGGATCATACAGCAAATGGATATGCTTGATGGACGCCCGGACACAGAGACAAAGAAACGTGCACGAGAGACGCTGTTATATATCGCACTCGGATACGAAGTGAAACTCATGGGAAGAAAGAAGGTGCGCGCGCGAAAGAGTACCGCAGACTTCACAGACACTCAGGAGTGGAACGACTTCCTGCAGACACTACAAGAAACAGAGTTCGATCCAAATGGATATGAGTTCCCGGACAGTGAAGAGTTCTGGAAACTCGCAGAGAAGTATGGTTACACGAAGGCGCACGAGATATCAATCGAGCAACTTCAAAAACGGCTTAAGAAAAGACTGACATGACCATAACTTGTCCACACCGCGGGGTAGGAACAGTGCGAGATGAATGTGGTACACTGGGTAGGAACACAACCGAAGCAATAATATGAGGCCAGACTTCCTGATAACACCATACGAAGTAAAAGCATGCGAAAGTCTTCGTCCATCAGACGGAGACGTGTATGCGGTGGTCTACTGGCTCGAACGTCTAAAGGACGGGAAATGCACAGCAGGAAATGCGTTCATAGCGGAAGTGCTCAGCATACAAGAACGGACAGTACGCGCCGCTCTTGAGCGTCTGGAGAAAGAAGGATTCATACAAAGATTCTACGAAGATCCAGAGAGAAAACACCGCAAAGAAATACGCACACTGGTACGCTTCAGTCGTGTGGAACCGGAGACACCTGGTGTCCCGGGGAAAGAGATCGTTGAAAAGAAGGAGACTCCAGGAGCCTTCGCAAAAAGATTCTTCGAAGAAGGAGCAAGTGATGCGAAGGATCAAGTACTCGAGGAGATCATGTACTCAAACCCACAGGCAGATCGAAACGAGGTCATGCAGGAGATCAAACGATTCATCCTCTACTGGACCGAGCCAAATAAGAGTGGCACAAAGGTGCGGTGGCAGATGCAAAAGACCTTCGATGTGAGACGACGACTCGCAACCTGGTTCGGTCGAGCCGGGAAATGGGAAGTTAGTAGCAAACGCTCCGGATCAGGAGTAACCGTATGACAACAGAACTGCAAACAAAAGTACAGGACAAAAAACCTGTAATGATGAAAGGAGGACTCGTGCACTGGGTAAAAGAAGAAACCTGGGATCGCATAGGGGAGATCCTTGCAAATCAAAAGGGCCACCAATTCATGAAGATCAGCGAACTTGGTATCACGATTAACACTGCAGAGATAGATGGTGTGTACACCATAAAACAGTACCAAGATATGTGTAGGATCAAAGAAGGAATGTGGCAGTGCGAATACGGCACATGGCACAACAAAGGAAAACGCGAGTGCCAGTGTCGAGAGGAGGCGCAGAAGAAGCGTAAGCAGATCGAGGATGAGAAGCGGCGTGAGGCAGAGAATAGACCTCTCACACAGCAGGAACTCGAACGTAGGAAGGAGACACTGAAGAAGGTGTCTGAAGAGGGTGCGCTGAAGCAGGCACAGAAAGGGATGGAGAGCGGAGTATTCTATCAGATGTATAGAATAGGAAACCGTAATCGAAAGAAGATCCGACGCAGTACAATAACTGAGTGGATCAAGAAGAACGGAGAGGTCGAAGTTAAAGGACTACTAATTGACGAAAAATCGTGAACACAATAGCAGAAGCATTCGAAGAACTGCAGAATACATTGGTACGAAATATTGCCAATCACCTCATTCAAATAGAATTCCACGAGACAGCAACTGACGAAGAGATGGAAACATTCTATAATGGAGCGAGTGTGGAGCGCGAGGCGCTCATCGAGGACAGCAAGAAAAGACTGAAGTCTGATCAAACTGTGCTCAAATTCTTAAAAGACAATAACGTTAAATTGATTTCAAAGTATGGAGATAAAAACCCAACAGGAGATCTTGGTCTCACTAAGGAACGAACAGCACGAACTGGTACTCAACCGGATGGCGGGAGTGAGAGTGCTCGAGAAGATGATGGAGGAGGATCCGGACAAAGTTCTAACCACAACGCCAGACCTCGAAACGATGCAACCAAAAGTGATCACAGTGACAGTGCGCCTAAAGGAAATGCAAAGCACGCTGGATCTGGACCTTCGAAGACTTGACGCGTACGACGAAATGCTAAAGGAGTGTGAAGAACCACGCACAGGAACTGAGAGATCATAATGAAAAAAGTCACTTGGAAAACAGAAAAACGGAAGATCGACGACCTCAAGGCCGCGGATTATAACCCGCGTAAGATGACTGAGGAGGAG